AAAATATATCAGAAGCTATCATATCAATAGCCAACGAACATAATATACCCGTACTTGTAGATACTAAACGAGACGACATTAGTATTTTTTCAGGTGCAACAGTTATAAAACCTAACAAATACGAATTTGAAAAAATTAGATTAAGATATTCTCCAGATTCAAGTATGGAAGATGCGTGTAAAATTATATGCAACAAATTAAGTATACATCAGTTAGTTATTACTGCTGGTAGTGAAGGTATTTATACTTATGATAATGATAATGGATTAACACATTCTGCAGCATTAAATGTAGAGGTAAAAGAATTAAGTGGAGCAGGCGATTCTGTTCTTGCAGTACTAAGTTATTGCTTTTCAGAAGGATATTCTTTTGCAAATAGTATTAAATGTGCAAATAGATTAGCAGCAAAATTTGTATCTTCGGGGATACAATATAGAGCAAAAAAAGAAGATTTATTTTAATAAGAGGTAACATGGAAAATTTTTTAGCAGCAGTTCTTACAGAACATTATAAACCATTAACATTAGAATTATTTAAAGCAGAAACACCCAGCAAAGGCCAAGTTCTTGTTGAAATGATTTCTGCTGGATTATGCGGAGCACAAATAAATGAAATTGATGCTGTTAAGGGTCAAGACAAATATATGCCTCACTTTATGGGACATGAAGGATTTGGAATAGTTCAAAGTATTGGCGAAGGCGTTACCAAAGTTAATACGGGTGATTATGTAGTACTGCATTGGAGAAAAGGAAGCGGGTGCGATTGCTTTGGTGGCAAATATTTTTCCAAGTTAGGTATTGTGGGTTCAGGCCCTGTTACTACATTTGCAGAACAAACGATTGTATCTGAAAACAGAGTAACTAAAGTAGATTATAAACCTAGTTTAGACAACCTATATCCTTTGATGGGATGCGCATTATCGACAGCATATGGAATTGTTAAAGACATTAAAAAAGATTCTACAGTAACTATCTCAGGCGCCGGCGGCCTGGGATTAACTATAGCATTCTGGCTAAAAGTGTTTTATAATATAACACCCGTGATGATAGATAAGTTCGAAAACAAACGAGAATTTGCAGAAACATTTGGTGCAACATTCCATACATTAGATGCATTTAATAATTTGGATAAGACTGATTATTGTATTGATACTACTGGAAATGTAGATGTTTTATCTAAAATGTTTTCTCAAGTTAAAAAAGGCGGATCATTAATACTGGTTGGTCAACCCAGAGTCGGGGAAAAATTAGTATTAGAAAACGCATTATCTATTTTTGATGGCATTAAAATTTTCAGTTCAGATGGTGGAAATTTTGATCCTGATAGAGATTTATCAGATATTGTATCTTATGTGGATGCAAATAAAGAACTTGCAAGCAAACTTATTACACATATAATTAAGTTAGAAGAAATCAATGATGGCTTTACTAAAATGAGAAGTGGTGAAGCTGGAAGAGTTATTATTAATTTTAAGGAGAACAAATAATGAGAAAAGAATGGACAACACAAGAACTTATATCGTTTGAAGATAGAATCGGTGAATTATATTTAGATAATAAATTACCTTTCCTTTTTCATTTATCCGGCGGCAACGAACAACAACTAATTGATATCTTTAAAGATATTAAAGAGGGTGATTATGTTATCTCTAATCACAGAAGTCACTATCACGCATTGTTGCATGGAATTCCTCCAGATGTAATTGAAGATAGAATTTTAAATGGTCGTAGTATGTTTATATATGATCGAGATCGTAACTTCTTCTGTTCTGCTATTATTGGCGGAACCCCTGCAATTGCTGCAGGTATTGCTTGGGCATTGAAGAAAAAAGGATCCGATAAAAAAGTATGGTGCTTTATCGGTGATGGTACAGAAGATAATGGTCACACATATGAAGCAGTCCGTTATGTAGATGGATTTGATTTGCCTTGTACTTTTATTATTGAGAACAATGATAGATCAGTTGAAACAACTAACGTACAACGGTGGGGTACTAAAGCTGATTACGAATGGAACTCTCCTTCAGTAATGAAATACAAATATGATATTACCTATCCGCATGCTCGCAAACCTGGTATGATTGATTTATCAAAAGCTGTTAAAAAGACTGATGATGATTATTTCCCGCGTTTGCCCGAAGTTACATATCCAGATAATTTAATTACTAATTATGTACCTGGGTTGAAATATAAAGATGCTGCTAGTCAGGTAATGACCGAGTTGGGACAAGATGGCGCAGTGTTCATTGGCTACAACGTACACAATTCACCTGGCGGTAACGCAATGGGTACGCTTAAAAATGTTCCCGACGAACAAAAATTGGAAACACCTGTAGCAGAAAATCTAATGGCTGGTCTTGCAATCGGCATGGGATTTGAAGGATTTAAGCCTGTTCTATATTTTGAACGTCATGATTTTATATTAGTTGCAATGGATGCCATTGTTAATCACATTGACAAAATTGAAAGAATATCTCACGGAGAATATAAAGTCCCTGTTATTATTCGAGCAGTAACTGCAGATGCAGGTCCATTCTATTCTGGCATCACGCATTCGCAAGACTTTACAAATATGTTGCGCACCGCTGTTAGCTTCCCAGTATATGATCCTGTAACTGGAGAAGATCTTGCATTGGCGTTTAAGAAAGCACAACATAGTGGTCGCCCTGCAATTATCATAGAAAGAAAATCTAGATATTAATATGAAAAAGATCATATCCATATCGGTGTGGGGCGAATCGCCCCGCTATATTGTTGGAGCACAACGACAATATGAATTAGCAAAACAATTCTATCCTGATTGGGAATTTAGAATTTACACAGATGATAAACAAAAATTTAGTAATCTAACAGATGCAAATATTATAGAAATAACCGATGGCACCTATGGGATGTACTGGAGATTTTATGCTTTATTTGAGAGCGAAGATAACATAGTGTTAGTGCGAGATTCTGATAGTAGAATATCTGCTAGAGAACATCGTGCAGTAACAGAATGGTTAGATTCTGATAAAAAATTTCATACCTTTAAAGACCATGATGCACACTATGAATTCCCAATTATAGGATGTGCATTTGGATACAAGGGAAAATTTGAAACTCCTGTTTTAAATTTAATGAAATACTATATAAGTAAATTTAATTATTATGTAGGCGATCAAATATTTTTAAAAGATGTGATCTGGCCAATTGTTCAAGATACTGCATTAGTGCATTCTATGAATGAAGGCTGGTTCGGAGAAACAAGAGCACTATTAGTTAATCCATATGATTTTTGCGGCAATGGATACGACGAACACGATATGCCAATATATGCTCCTACACTAAGAGAATGTGCTGGGTTTGATCCTAAATCTGTATCTGAAAAGTATAAGTTTAACAATGGTGAATTACACGAATAAAGTAAGGAAATATTATGGGAATTGGTAATCAGGAAATGCAGTTTTTAGTTAACGTAAGCCAGCATGGCCCGTTTGGTAAAACAATTACTGCTGGCAGACAGGGACTTCATGTTCAAAAACAAAATGTAGAACACTTTTTAAAGATTGAAAATTTTGAACCTACTCAATATTGCGATGAGGTACTTATAGATTATTTCGGATCATCTAAGGTTGATTCTATAGATTATTCTAACTATGAGGGTGCTAATATTATTCATGATATGAATGAACCATTAGAACCAAATGAAGAATATGATACTGTTATTGATAGCGGAACAATAGAACACGTCTATAACATTAATGAAGCATTTAAAAATCTATCTAGATTATGTAAAGTAGGTGGACAAATTTTACATTCATTGCCTGCAAATAATAACTGCGGGCACGGCTTCTGGCAATTTTCTCCTGAGTTGTTCTTTGCATTGTATTCTGAAAAGAATGGATATAAAGACACACAAGTATTTGTAGGCGATACTGCAGACTTGAGATGGACATATGAATTAGATCCGCCTGAACCCGGACAACGATTAGAAATAGAACATCCAAGACCAGTATATGTTATGGTTAGAACTGTTTTAGCAAGAAAAGATTTCGCGCATAAAAATATACAACAAGCAGATTACGCATACCAATGGAGCAAAGCCGCAAATGACTAAGGTGACCGTAATTACAGCAACAACTGGTTCTGAGTATCTACGAGATAATATTAGATCAGTTGCATCTCAAACATATCTTGATGTTCAACATCTTGTAGTTGTAGATGGTGAGCATCATTTAGACAAGGTGGCGCAAATCTTGCAGCAAGAAAAAAACAACGTAGATTTAGTTGTCTTACCTTATGCAACAGGTATCGATCAATATAATGGCCATAAAATTTATGGGGCATTTACTCATATCGCAAAAGGTGATTATATTTGTTACCTCGATGAGGATAATTGGTTAGACCCTGAACACGTAGAATCACTAATGGAAACGATTAAGGATAATCAATGGGCAGCAACACTACGTAAGATTGTGGACAATGAAGGCGAGTTCATTTGTAATGATGATTGTGAAAGCCTATGTAATTGGGAATCGGTTATCAGAGATTATTTTGTAGATGTTAATTGTTTCTTTTTTAGCAAACCATTGGCATTGCAATTAAGTCCTATTTGGTTTAGACGTGCAAGGCATCCAGACGATCAACCTGAGGTTGATAGAGCATTGACATATACGCTAAAAGATAATAAAATAGTATGTGAGGTTACAGGAAAGTACACAGTAAATTATAGAGCAGGCAATAGATCCGATTCGGTTCAAGGTCAGTTCTTTTTACGTGGTAATGAAATAATGAAACAAAAATATAATGGAGAATATCCGTGGCGGAAATAGACTACAAATATAATGAAGGTGAACTTATTAAAGAGTTCCAAAAATATATTGACTCAACATATGGTCAACACTACTCAATGAATCGGTTTCAGGCAACCGAATTCATTATTGACAATGGACACGGTGTTGGATTCACCGCAGGAAATGTCATGAAATATGTTCAAAGGTACGGAAAAAAAGCAGGAAGGAATAGACAAGACCTACTAAAGGTGTTACACTATGCATTGATGCTTTTATATGTACATGACATTGAAGTTGAAGAACCCGTGGCACATCGTGAACCAATTGAAAATTTTGTGCCACACCATCCAGTTTAAAGGAAAAATATTATGCAAATTAGTAATGAAACAATCCAAATTTTGAAGAACTTTGCTGCTGTTAACAGCAACATTCTCATTCGTAAAGGTAAGACTTTGTCTACAATCAGCACAGCAAAGAACATTTTTGCTAAAGCAACAGTAGCAGAAGACTTTCCCGTTGAGGTTGCAGTGTATGATTTGAACTCTTTGTTAGCATTGTTGACATTGATGGAAAATCAAGATGTTGAGTTTGGCGAGAAGTCATTGACTATCTCTAAGAACAATGGTAAGTTTGAGTATTTCTATTCTAACGCAAACGTAATTGTTGCGGCTCCTGATAAATCTATTGAGATTGATAATCACTTTCAATTCCAACTATCCTCAGAAGATGTTAATATGATTATGAAGGCAGCTAACATTACAGCAGCCCCTACAATCTCTGTTACTGCTAAAGACGGTACAGTTGTATTGACTATCGGTGATAAGAAAAACGATACTGCAAATACTTATAAGAAAACAATTGGCGCAAGTGACGAATCATTTGAATGCCATATGTCTGTAGACAATTTTAAAATTGTCCCGGATGCTTATACAGTAACAGTATCTAAAAAGAAATTGTTCCACTTCCAACATGCTACAAAAGCATTAGAATACTTTATCGCAATGGAACCCGACTCTGTTGTTTGATGCATTTTGACTACGCTATAAAAATAGCGCAAATTTAATATTATGGAGTTATTATGGATATTCGTGAACAAGAGTTTTTGTGGGTTGAACGCTATAGACCACGTACATTAGCCGATTGTATTCTTCCTGCAGATCAAAAGAAGATCTTTCAGGAAATGCTCTCTAAAGGAGAGATTCAAAACATGCTATTGTGTGGTGGCGCAGGTATGGGCAAGACCACAATTGCCCGAGCATTGTGTGAAGAATTGCAAACAGACTATATCATCATTAACGGTTCGGAAGAATCTGGTATTGATGTTCTTCGTACAAAGATTAAACAGTTTGCTTCTACTGTATCATTCAGTGGTAAGCCAAAGGTTGTTATTCTAGACGAAGCTGATTATTTGAATCCAAATTCTACTCAACCGGCACTTCGTGCTTTTATGGAAGAGTTCTCATCGAATTGCAGATTCATTTTTACTTGTAACTTTAAGAATCGTATTATTCCTCCGCTTCATTCTAGAACTGCGGTAGTTGAATTTAAGTTACCTAAATCTGAGAAGCCTAGAATTGCAGCTGCATTCTTTAAGCGTGTTCTTGAAATTCTTAAGCATGAGAATGTTAAAGCTGACGATAAAGTTATCGCTAAAGTAATTGAAAAGCATTTCCCCGATTATCGTCGTATTCTAAATGAGTTACAGCGTTATAGTTCTTCGGGCAGTATTGATGAGGGCATTCTTGTTAATATGGGTGAGATCAATATGCAGGAACTTACAGCTGCACTTAAAGATAAAGACTGGAAGAAGATGCGTACTTGGGTTGTTAATAATATTGACAATGATCCACAGACGTTGTTTAGAAAGTTCTATGATACATTAAGCGATAGCGTAGTACAAGTCCCTCAGCTTGTTTTATTACTTGCAGATTATCAGTATAAATCAGCATTTTGTGCAGATCAAGAAATTAATCTTGTAGCGTGTTTGACTGAAATTATGGCATCTGTGGAATTTAAATGATTGAATTATTAAGACCCACATTTGATTGGATTAAAGATGACTTTGCTAGTAATCGGTTTCGTTTTTGCGTTGAGTTGCTTGCTTGGGCTATTAGTATTGGGTGTTCTATTACCATGGCTCTCACAGTCCCGAATCCTCCCCTACTATATCTTTACCCTATTTGGATTGTCGGCTGTGGTCTCTACGCTTGGGCTGCTTATACTAGGAAATCATTTGGCATGTTGGCCAATTATTTGCTATTAGTAACTATTGATTCTGTTGGATTATTGAGGATGGTATTATGAGTTTGTTTGGAACCCCTGTCGAAAAACCAGCAGAAGTTCCATATAAGGCTCCTGCAATCTCACCCTTCGATTTTATCAATTCCATTCATTATACAAAAGAAAATCTTATTGTAGATGATTGGTCGGAGAAACAGTATAACCCGTTTATCATTAATAAAGGACTTTCATACGGCCCTGATACAGTAATACCTGCGAATGAGATGAATTCGCGACCACACTTAGCCAAAAAGCTACAATTTGATTTTCTTATAAATAGTCTGCGAGCCAGAAAACGATTCAATAAATGGATCAAGGCTGAGAAAATTGAATCGATCGAAGTAATTAAAGAATACTATGGATATAGCACAGAAAAAGCCCGCCAAGTACTCCCACTCTTTGACGACTCAAAATTAGATTATTTAAGAA